CTCCAGTACAAGAAGTCGAAGCAAGCGGCCAAATAACCATTTTGAAATAGGAGCCAATCATGGCAAATGCATTTTCCAAAGAAGAGCGCGTCGCGTTTGAAGACATTCTCGAAGGCTTCAACGACGCCTTGGTCCTGAGCCGCAATGTTGCGACTTACTCCACCGACTCCACGATGATGGAACGTACCAACGACATCATCTGGCGTCCTCAGCCGTACATCGCCACGTCTATCGACGGTGCGCCTGGTACGGACATCTCTGCGTCGTACAAGAACATGACTCAGCTTTCTGTGCCGGCCACCATCGGCTTCAGCAAGACTGTGCCGTGGACCCTGAACGCCAAGGAACTGCGTGACGCGCTGCAAGAAAACCGCCTCGGCGACAGTGCCAAGCAGAAACTGGCCAGCGACATCAACGTGGCACTCATGAACGTGGCATCCGCCCAGGGTACCCTGTTTGTGAAGCGCACTGCGGCTGCTTCTGGCTTCGATGACGTGGCACAAGCTGAAGCGATCTTCAACGAACAAGGCGTGCCCTCGTACGACCGCTATCTCGCTCTGAGCACGCGTGACTACAACGGCATGGCAAGCAACTTGGCTGGTCGTCAGAACATGACTGACCTGCCCAAAGAAGCTTACCGCCGCGCCTACGTTGGCATGATCGCGTCGTTCGACACGTACAAGCTGGACTACGCCAACCGCGTGGCTGCTGCAGGTGGTGGCGCTGGTCTGACAATCGACACCCGCGATGCTGCCGTCAACTACTACATCCCCAAGGCCACGAGCGCCTCCGTGGGCGGCAAGATCAACGTTGACAACCGCTACCAGACCATCACTGTGTCGTCCTCGGCCGGCGTGGTTGCAGGTGACGCCTTCACCATCGCTGCTGTGAACGCTGTGCATCACATCACCAAGCAAGATACTGGCCAGCTGAAGACCTTCCGTGTCATCAGCGTTCCTGCCGGCGGTACTACCTTGGTTGTGAGCCCTCCGATCATCAGCAACCAGGTGGCCAACGACGCTTCGGCTCAGTACCAGAATTGCGTGGTGAACACCAAGGCAGCTGCCTCGGCCATCGTGTTCCTGAACACCGTTGCCGGTTACGCCAACCCGTTCTGGCAGCGTGACGCTCTGGAAATTCTGCCCGGCCGCTACGCCGTCCCGTCCGATGCTGGCACCGCAGTGATGCGCGCCTCCACCGACCAGGGCATTGAGCTGGTCATGCAGAAGTTCTACGACATCGACACGATGAAGACCAAGTACCGCTTGGACACTCTCTTCGGCGTGGTCTGCAAGCAGCCTGAAATGGCCGGCTTGATGATGTTCAGCCAAACCTAAGCTGATTGAGGGAAGGGGCTCCGGCCCCTTTCTTCAACCTGTTGGTCAATCCACCTGAGGACACCGAAATGACTGAAGAAGTTCAAACTGCCGACGACCAGTCCCCCACGCTCGTCTATAAGGGCAAAGGCCCGCACTCCCGCGCCGGTGGCACGTACGACTACGCGGCTGCCAATGATCAGGAAGACCTCGATGCCAAGTTGGCTGACGGCTGGTTTACCACGCTGCCTGAAGCCATTGATGCGCATGACAAGCCTGCTGCAGTGAAGTCTGACAACGCGCCAGCAACTCGTGCTGAGCTCGAGACCAAGGCCAAAGAGCTGGGCATCCAGTTCGGCAAGAAGACGAATGACGCTGAACTCAGCGCCTCAATCACCAAAGCACTCGCCAAGGAGTAATCATGGGATGGACTAAGCGCCAATTCGTCACACAGGCCTTCGAGGAAATCGGGTTGGCGGCTTACGTCTTCGACCTGACATCAGCCCAGTTGGAAAGCGCCATGCGCCGCCTCGATGCCATGATGGCCTCGTGGAATGCTCGTGGTATCCGCCTGGGCTACCCAATTCCGTCGAGCCCGCAGAATAGCAGCTTGGATCAGGAGACAGAAGTCCCTGACTCGGCCAACGAAGCCATCTACTCCAACTTGGCCATCAAGCTTGCTCCTGGGTTCGGCAAGACTCCGTCTGTTGAGACCAAGGCCGCAGCCAAGATGACGTACGACACTCTGCTGTCACGTGCCGCAATGCCTCCTGAGCAGCAGTTGCCCGGTACCATGCCATCAGGAGCTGGCAACAAGCCATGGCGGACTTATGATGATCCGTTCCTGCGCAAGCCCGTTGACCCGCTGCTTGCTGGCGAAGACGGCCCCATCCAATTCAACTAAGGAGCTGACATGCCACAAATCAACCAACTTTCTGCTGTCGACCAATTGCAGGCCGGCGACAACTTCCCTTTGTACGACCAGAGCAACGGTGACGCCCGCAAGGTTGCACTGAGCGTCATGCTGCAGTACATGCAGGACAACCTCGTGTTCCCGAACTCGGCTGCCGCGTTCCAGGAGTACGTCACTCAGTACTCAGCGCCAAGTTCAACTGGCTTCTCCATCAACGTGGCCAACCCAGGTGAGAACACCCATCTGATCCTGACGCCTACTGCCGGCTTTGCTGCTGGTACCATCGTGCTGCCCTTGGCTTCGTCTTGCGTGGACAAGCAAGAACTGCTTGTGAACTGCACCCAGCAGGTGACTGTGCTGACCATCAACGCAAATGGAGCAACTGCAGTGACTGGTGAACCTACCTCGCTGGCTGCAGACGACTTCTTCCGACTGAAATACGACCTGCCAACTTCCACCTGGTACCGCGTCGGCTGATAAGGACACAACATGCAGATCCCTATCCTCAACGGCATCTACACTGACAACGGTCCAGACTTTCGCACGTCGTACCCAGTCAACTTGGTGCCGGTACCGAAAGAACAGGGAGTCAGCAATGGCTATCTTCGGCCGGCTGACGGCCTTGTCGCATTCGGCACCGGTCCTGGAATCAGTCGTGGAGCCATCAATTGGAATGGCGGTTACTACCGAGCGATGGGGACCAAGCTTGTGAAGATCGACCAGAGCAGCGCAACTGTTCCTGTTGGCGACATTGGCAGCGGTGGCGAGTGCACACTGGACTATTCCTTCGATCGGTTGGCCATCTCTTCAGGTGGCCGCCTTTACTACTACGACGGAACCACACTGACTCAGGTCGCTGATGCAGACCTTGGCAAAGTGGTGGACTTCTGCTGGATCGATGGTTACTTCATGACGACCGATGGGGAGTCCCTGATTGTCACGGAACTCAACAACCCATTTGCCATCAACCCTCTCAAGTACGGCTCATCTGAAGCTGATCCTGACCCCGTAGTCGCGCTCATCCGCCTTCGCAGTGAGGTCTACGCCCTGAACCGCTACACGATCGAGGTGTTTGACAACATTGGTGGAGACTTCTTCCCGTTCCAACGTGTCTCAGGTGCGCAGATCCAGAAGGGCTCGATTGGCACTCACTCATGTTGCGTGTTCATCGATGCCATTGCGTTCCTCGGGTCTGGGCGCAATGAGGCTCCTGGCATCTACATTGGCGCCAACGCAACTGCCACCAAGATCAGCACTCAGGAGATTGACCTGCTGCTCAAGCAATATACCGAAGAGCAGCTGGCCACTGTGAAGCTTGAGGCAGTCAACGACAGATCGCACCAGCACCTCTATGTTCACCTGCCCGACCGCACTGTTGTCTATGACGCGGCTGCATCTCGCGAGCTTGAGCAGCAGGTCTGGTTCACTCTGACAAGTTCGCTTGTTGGGTTCAGCACCTACCGTGCGCGTGACTTTGTTTGGTGCTACGACAAGTGGTACTGCGGCGACCCGACAAGCAGCACCCATGGCTATTTCAGCAGCACGATCGGCTCCCACTATAGTAATGACGTGCGTTGGGAGTTCGGAACCATGATCGTCCACAACGAGGGTCGTGGTGCCATCTTCCATGAACTTGAATTGGTCGCTCTGACTGGCCGTGTCGAGTTCGGCAAGGATCCTCAGATCAGCACCTCGTACTCTGTCGATGGCGAAACATGGGGACAAGACCACAGCATCAAGGCAGGTGCTGCTGGTGACCGACTGAAGCGCTTGGTATGGCTGCAGCAAGGCCACATGCGCAACTGGCGTCTCCAACGGTTCCGTGGCGACAGTCAATCACACATCTCGATGGCCCGACTTGAGGCCCGAGTTGAACCACTGGCATATTGACCATGGCAGATCCTAAATCACCCAGCCGGGGCGTACTCGCCAAATTCTTGTCTGACCACGAGTCGATCAAGAAGTTCGAGCGTCTTTTTGAGGTAGCCGGTGACCTCACTCCAACTGATGTTGCCATCCTGTACCGGTTGACGCAGGAAGCTTCGACCGATGCCGGCATTGCTGACGCCAAGGCCAATGAAGCACTTGACTCACTAAACCGCATTGCGCAGTCGCTTGAGTTTTTGGCCTTGGCGCCTACCATTCAAGAGGCCGGCGACGACAGCAGTAATCTGTCTCCGCCAGTTGCAGAACTGAATTGCAACTCCGACAACCTATCACCACCAACTGCAGAACTTAACTGCAATTATGGTGACCTGTCTCCTCCCATGTCGCCATTGAGTGACTCAGACCTTGCTGCCTACGCATTGAAGTCTGGCAACCTGTCTCAGTTTGCCGCCACAACTTCGGCTCAACTTGCCGGCGTCATCAGTGGCGAGACAGGTTCAGGCGCGTTGGTGTTCGGCACCAGCCCAACCATGACGACGCCCAAGGCCACGTCAACCATCGGTGTCGGCAATGCTACTCCGTCGGCCAGTGGCTCAGGCATCACGTTCCCAGCCTCGGCTTCGCTGTCGTCTGACGTCAACACATTGGACGACTACGAGGAGGGCACCTTCACACCGACCTACGCTCCAGCCAGCGGATCATTCACAAGCTTAACGGTTGTGGGGGCTGGTCGCTACATCAAGATCGGCAAGACGGTCTACTTCTGGATCGACATGCGCACAACTGGTGCTTCGACCATTGGCACGGCCTCGGGTATCTTGTACATCACAGGCATGCCATTCACAGCCGATTCTGGCGGTGGATACGCCGTGGCATCGATCTTCCAGGCTTTCAACCTCAGCACCGCGTTCACGTACTTGGGCGGCATTGTTGAAGCCAGTCAGACTCGCGTCTACCTCACGAAGAACTCATCCAACTCTGGTGTGGCCTACGTGCAGGCAACTGAGATAAGCGTAGCGGCAGGAAGTTTCAACAACCTGGTCGGCCTGTTTGGCCGTTACACCACAGCAAGCTAAGGAGCCAAAATGGCCATCGAAGAAAAATCTGTCGTCGACCTCATCTCAGTCACTGAGCTTGGGTCGGTCGAAGTCCGTCGTGCAGACATCGTGCTTCGTGACGGAGAGGAAATTGCAAAGACCTACCACCGACATGTCTTGATGCCTGGAGACGACTTATCAGGACAGAGTGCAAAGGTCTCGGCAATTGCCAAAGCTGTCTGGACGACAGACGTTATTGAAGCCCACAAGGCACTGCAAAATCACTCAACAGAAGGAGAATTGAAATGACAGTCACGGTAAAGAACATCGTTCCTCGCAAGCAAGCAGAGAATGCTCAGACGGCCCAATATACGGCTGTGAATTGCAAGACGATCATTGACAAGTTCACAGTCACCAACACAAGTGGTGCCAACGTCAACTTCAGCGCAAATCTTGTGGCAGCTGCTGGAGCTGCTGGCGATGACAACCTTGTGCTGAAAACTCGTGCCATTGTGCCAAATGAGACCTACCCATGCCCTGAACTTGTTGGGCAGGTACTTGAGGCTGGCGGATTCATTTCCACATTGGCTGGGACAGCCACGTCACTGACTATCTCAGCTTCGGGCCGCGAAATAACTTAGGGATCTATATTGCAGTGGTCACGCTTTTCGGTTGCCGCTTATAATTGCCGTAAGTGATGCCAAGCATTCCTAGCTGAGCCTAATGAGCAGCCAGCAGCTCATACCGCCCTGAAAAAGGAGAGTTTGAATGCTGGCTGAAGCCAAATCCCACAACATTGTGGATCCTGCCAAGATTGAGCAGGTTGAATC